TCAGTGGCAAGACTTGAGGGCCACGCGAACAGAAACTAGACTTTCAATAGTTGGAGAACTCAAATGTTCTTGATCTTCAAGCCAATCCTTTTTCGGTTTTTGCGGTCTGAAAGTTTGAAACGGTTGGTTGTAGATCTGATCAAGGCATACGCAAAACGCTCTGACAACACGGTGGATGATTCTGTGGCAGCCTTCTTAGAGAAGAATCTGTTCCCACCGACCATTGATAAGTGATCCGCAAGCGCGTCATCTTCACAGTGTTTTTGGGAGTGATGACGGTGCTATGTGGCGTGATGCTGACTAGCGCTGGCTTGATTTATTACACAGGTTTCCTTGATGGCAGGAAAGGTTGTGACGCGGCAGGATTAAACCGATGACGCCTCGCCTTGGAAACCTGATGGCGCTAGCACTTTTGCCGTTCTTCGAGTATTTCCGTGGAACGCCCCATCAAGCAGCAGCAGTAAAAGAGCTAGAAGATGCTCTACCAAAAGAGTTGTTAGCTGAGGATGCAGCGTGGTTCGAGGCGTGGAAAGCTAGTGGGATTGCTCAGAAAGCAGTTGTCCCTTATGTTCATCAACTTGATTTTCAGTACAAGGGTTATCGGCGGTGTTTAGACGCATCCGCAGCAATGCTGGCCATTATGTACGGCAAGGTGAGCAGCGCCGAAGAGTATGGCGAGGTGCGCAAGAGGTTCGGCGATACGACCGACGTGAAAGCTCATGTACGTGCCCTGAGGGAACTACAGCTGCACGCCGAGTTCAGGAATGATGCTGACGGCGCATTAGTCGAAGCAGAAATTGCTAGCGGTCGCCCTGTCCTCGTCGGCTGGCTGCATAAAGGCAACATGCTCAAAGGGCATCCCCCTGAATGTGGTTCGCAAACTTGCGGGCATTGGAGCGTGTTAGTTGGATTCGAGGGGACTGAATCGACTGGCAGCTCTGCTTTCGTTTTACACGACCCGATGGGGGCTCCAGACATTGAAAGGGGCGGCCATCCCAACCGTTACGGAGGCAAGAACGTCAGGGTGTCACGCGGCACTTTTAATCAACGCTGGCAAGTCGAAGGCCCAGGCTCTGGCTGGGTGATCCTCGTAGATGACGAATGATTGGGGCACTGCGCATGGTTCTCGCGCCATGAGCTAATTAGCAGGCCGGGTGCCCCTGGCGAGCCTGACTGACCCGCCTATGAAAGGAAGGAACCACCACAGTACACAGATCAAAAGCTGATGGCAGCGAAAGAGTTCAGACGTGCGAACGCACTCAGCGTGACCTACCGCAAAGCACGAGAAGGCCCCCCGAGTTATCTCGTGTGGGAGCCACACAAAAGCTACATCTGTCTTACAAGCTCTGATGTGCTCAAGGCCGTGAAGTGGCCGAAGTACACCCCGACGGGTGCGGCGTTGCGTGAGTGGATGAATGAGGTAGAAGGCGTAACCGTTTCAGCCTTGCAACCGGCTCCGCTCACGAAAATACAAGGTGGGCTAGAAGATTGAATCTGTACTGGCTCTATTCGTATCTAGTTGCGTTTTGGAGCACGGTAATTGTTGGCTGTGCTCAGCCCGTCAACTGGGCTAACTGTTGGCCCCCGGACTGGCTAATGCACAGCGTGCATGATTACATGCGTTCAAGGGTTCCTTATTCACAGGAGCGCAAAGTTCTTCAATCCCTGGAGCAGATCGATGACCTGGGCCGATTGGATGGTTGTGAAGCAGACATTGGAAGAAGAGCTAGCCCTTGAGAGGCAGGTCAGGACAGTCGAAAACCTTGAAGACCTGCACACGCTTCAGCAGCTTTGTTGCGCATTAACGAGGCAGGGCTGGCATCAAGGCAAATTACTTAAGCAAGCTGTCGGGCGTATCGCAGAGATGGATGCGAAGATCGCCTGTGGAGAGTCAACTCACTCTTGATTTTGCTCTCTGAATTTTTTGCGTGCTTTGCTTCTTGCGCGTTCAAGCTCTTTGTTATCGAGAGTTTCTTGCTGTAGTTTTTTGTAGAGATAATTGGCAGTTGTAACGTCTGCGCATTTACGCAAGATTGAGTCTTTAAGAGTGTCGCCAACGTTATTAAGCTCCCAGAACCAGGCCTCTGAATCTTTATTCGTGTACTTTTTCAGAAGCTTGTCGTGCTTTTTAGGTATGTCCTCATGATTCCACTGCACTTCAACGCAGCAATCAAATGCAGTAACTAGGGCGACAACTTTCCTAGCCTCCTCCATGATTTTGTGTTTTGCTTGCTGCACTTCTGCCCATCGCTTGCGATGCTCAATCAGTGCCTCTTTGACCTCGGGTTGAGCTTCAATAAATTTGGATTCTTCAGAGTTCATGCGAATCAGAAAAACGATTAGTTGTGCGAGTCATTGCTGGTCGTGCCAGTCTTCTTTCCACAGCCTCAGCGCGTAACAGTAGAGCCATTGCGCCTTCCAGCTCTCCGTAAAAAACCGGACGGTCGAATCAGGGAGAGTGACTTGCCAAAGGTCATCTCCCTCTCTTGTCACACGCTTGAGGCTTGGCTTACTCATCGGCGTGCAAGCCCTTCGTGTAAGCCCTGAGACTAATCAGAAGGGGCTGTCACCTTCTTGTTTCTCAGGCAGTGTGAAGTCGTTGACGCGAAGCTCAAGTGAGGAGCCTTCGCTGCCGTCTTTCTTCGGATAGGTGCGAAGTTTGCCAGATCCAACCACGGTTACCTTGGCCCCTTTGTAGAGATACTTGGCAACTACATCGGCGCGAGGACCCCAGACGGCACAGTTGATCCAAGTAGTTTCATCTTTGCCGGTGCGGGCGGCCAGGCTGAACTCAGCAACCTGAGAGTCTTTGACTTGCTTTACCTCAGGGTCTTTGCCGAGGTTGCCGTGTGCTGTGATGTTAATCATTGTTTGCCTTGAAAGAAACGAGAGATGATGAGGCGAATTGCCTCTGATGCGTTGTAGTTGCGAGAGATCATGAAATGTCGCAACTTACCGGCTACCTCAGGGGGCAGCCGGACTTGAAACTGATTTGATTCGATTGGCTTGTCATTTCGCGTCACTTGGGAAGATTGTTCTTGATCCATTGCATGTGCTTAATCGCTTGAATTTTAACTGCAATCTTTTCGCGAGAGCCGAGGTCAAACGCCTTGCGGAAGGCTGCAACTAATGTTTTTTGTTTTGCCTCAGGAAGTTCAGCAATTTGCTTAATGCATTCCTGCCTTTGCTCGTCACTTAGCTTTTGTTCCTCCGCAGGAAGCTCGGGCACTATCTCAGGAGGAGTTTTATTTTCTGCGGTTTGTTTGACTTCGCGGTGTGGATTTTCAACATCCTCTTTCGCCCAGAGTTGCCACGCTATTCCAAAGACAGAGGCCGCACAAGTACAAAGACATCTTCGATGTGTGTCGGTGAAGTCTCTAGCAGTTACGTTTTCAAAAACGACAGGATCATTTCTGTGATCCATTACTGCCTGAGGGAAGTCAGGCGTGCGGACACCTTCAGGGCTAGAAAAGCAACCGACTATGTAGGCCGTGCCATTAGGGGCTTTCCAAACATGCCCTCCGTCCGGGGCGGGGACGACATGAAAAAGCCAGCCGTTTGCGTGAATTTGTAAGTAGTGCGCGACTCTGCACCAGTTAACGTACTTAGCGAATTTGCCTTTTGTGTCAACGTCATCTGTGGTGATGACTTCCCCGAGATTAGGAATCAAGGGGGATGATGGTGACTCGGGTTCCGCATGGATCGTAATTGTCTGGGATGGATTGTCTGGCATACCGTTTGAGGGAATAGAGGGAAACGATGAGAGAATCGTTTTGGATTGCGGCGTGAGTGATTGAAATAGCATCACCAACAGCCCTGACGAGTTTGTCGTTGTCCGGTGCTACGAGATGATGTTGCGGAGCACTCGGCTTGAGCTGCGTGTGACAACCTTTTGCTGTCCTGAAGTGTGATTTTGGCCTAGGAAAAACAAAAACCAGATGAAGTGAGATGGGCTGAGTAATGTCCCACCCTGCAGGGCGATGCTTTAAGCATTGGCTCGCGATTTCTTGCCGCCATGAGTACAAGGGTTTTGCATTCGCGGCGACAACAAACTTGCCTCTGCTGACCATTGAGCCCTGCGGGATAGCTTTGCCGGCTACAAAAAAGCTAAACTTATTCCTTGAGTTTGTTGTGAGCGGCGATGAGCTTAAGGTCATCAATGTCGTCAGCAGCCTTCAGCATAAGCATGTTACACAAGGCCGTCATTGTCGGGGCAACTGATTGTCGGCTAACAACATAGTCGCCGAGTCTTTCTTCAGTAACAACTGGCAAAGACTCTTGAATTTCCTTCAACTTGACCATGAGTTCGTCTTCGATGTAAATATGAACAGATGGCCTATTTTTAGTTGTGGTGTTAACAACTTTTTCAAGCTCAATCTGTTCTGATTGTTCGCGAGGACGCGGATTAACGCAGGGCTCTCGGTCTTTTGAATTAAACCATTCAATCATTACGTCCGGATTGTAGTAAACCCTTTTGCAACCACCTTTTTGCTGTACGTAATGCTTCCCTTTGACAAGCTGCCCGTAATTCTTATGCCAAGAGAGAAGGCCGTCTGAGCACTTCAGCTTCTTCGCCATCATGACGGAGCCGATCCAGAGGATGCCGTCAGCGTCGACAAATGTGTTGTTGTTCATTTCGCTAATTGATCGCAGGCTTTAGTGATTCCCGCGTTGCAGTCGCGGAGAGTGAGCTGATCGAGAGTGCTTGTGAGTGAGTACCAAAAGGCGAGAGAAAGAATCCCGACTAATGAAACCCAGACGAGCGCCTCTGCCCGTGAGGATGCAAGTTTCATGAAAAAGGGGGAAGGGGTCCGGCAGCCCTTTGCGGGCTGTATACGGATTAAACCCTAAAAGCAGAAGGCTGTCTAGTGCTTAGTGCCTTTTTAGCAATTTGCTTACAATTCGGATGCAAGCGGCTATCAGAAGTCAGGCTGCCCTGCGCTGTACCGAGCCCACGCCTCGTCCCAGGCTAGATAGCACTCGTCAGGGTCTTTTTCGATGATTTTGCATCGACCCGGCGCGGAGATCACCGTCACGCATTTGTTGATGTAAAGGCGATGATGCTCGTTAAGCATCCGCAGATACGCCCCGAGCTGCGCTGTCGCAGGCTTTCTCCCTGACAGAGCTGAGGTCGTCTTCACCGTTTTAAGGTCGCCGAGGGTGACGGAGTGCCAGCCGGTCTCAACATCGATCGTTCGGACTAAGAAATCAAGCTGTCCACCGACAGACCTTTCTGGATCGCAGATGAGGTACTCGCAGGCAAGAACTTCGTTGTCAGAAAAAATCTCCTGCTTCGCTAGCACATCCGTCCAGGGCTTCCAGCGCTCGTCGGTCTCGACGGGTTCGCCGGTAAGAAACCCTCTAAGCCACTCGTGAATCGACTTGCCCCGCTCCGCCCATCCCTCGGGTCCGTCTTTCGTTTGCTGAATCATCTGTCTCGCGAAAGGCGTTAAGTCTCCGCCGACTACTTCTGAGACAGAGCAGTTCAGCCAGTCACCTTTGTAGCGGTAAAGGTGGGACGCTTCAAAAAGCTGTAGATCTGCTAACGGTTCGAGCATTAGGGGGTGGCATTCCGTTGGAAGGTAGCTAAGTTTTCCCCGCGTTACCACCCCGCGATGCCTGAATCTGCTTCACCCTCGTTTCTCGTAAACCCTTCAGATGAATCGGAGACGCAATCACCGTCGTTCCTTAGGGTTGACCCGCGCATCGTCAAAGAGTTGAACCGCAAGCGACCGATCGGACAGTCTTTGACTTCATGGGTCGGGCTTTTATTGCAAGAAGCAATCGCGACTAAGCCTGAGCCGCTGATCAGAGATTGAGATGTCTGTTAAGGCTTCTGCCTCCGGTTTCGCGATTATTCCGTATGCCCTGATGGATAGCGTCAACAGCGCATCAATCTGGGCGGTCTATGCGGTCGTGCATCGTCACGGTTTCGGATCGAGTGACGGTTGCTGGACCTCACTAGAAACCATCCGCAAGGAATCCGGGGTCAGTCGCAAGGTCGTTCAACGATCACTGCTCTGGCTCAAAGATTCAGGTTGGCTGATGGCAGAGACTCGACCTGGCTGTACAACGGTTTATCGGGTTCTTGCCGAGGACCCCGGCGGCTCTAGCCTAGGGCGGATTCGACCCAGGTCAGATTCGACCCAGGTCAAAAACGACCTGCCCCCTAGGGCGAAAACGACCTGGGGGGTTAGGTCGGAAACGACCTACAAACAAGAACCCAGTAACAAGAACCCATTAACAAGAACCCCTAATAGTGGGGAAATTGCCGAAACGACCCCGGAGAAGAAAGACCCGCTGCGTCTCAAGCGCCTGCCGGCTGACGTTGTCCCGTCAGACCTCTTCGATTGTTCCGACCTCATCTCCGAGTTCTGGGCATCTAAGAAAGGCACCCGCTCTAGCCGTGTCTTTACACGGGTCTGTAACAAGCTCCGCTGCTGGTCGCCCGAGCAGCGAAGGGAGGCCCTTGAGCGTTCGATCACTAATGGCTGGGGCGACGTTTTCGAGCCTCGGCGTCAAGCCCCTGCTGCTCCGCGTCAATGGACAGAAGAGCAGTGGACGGCTTTAGATACCGCGTCCCTGTTTTAAGTGACCCCCTAAGTGACCCCCGCGTTTTTAAGTGACCCCGTAAGTGGGACCAGCCCTGCAAACCCTAGAAACCGTGCTATGCAAGCCACCACCTTTCGGCTCGGGCTCAAGTCCGTCGCCGCCATCACCCCCTACGCGAAAAAGCTCTCTGACGATGAAATCGGGTTCCTGTTCCTAACGATGCCGAAAGCCGTCAAGGACGCTGTCACAGATGAGATGTGGGCATACGCCTGCTCGCAGTATCGGCTTGACCCGTCACCCGACAAAGAGATGCCTCTTGATCAGCAGCTTCTCTCCTACGTTTTCCGAACGCGGAGCGGTCGCCCCGCCCTCGAATGGGGAATCAAGGAAGACCTGCCGCAGCGTATGGCTTCAGCAGATCGCTTTCACTCTCAGCCCTTGACCGAGGGGCAGGGCAGCCCTCCGCCCCTGCCCCCTGTCACAAACCACTTACTCGCCCCAGGCTTCTAATGCGCTCCGCTTTCGATCCCGAGTCCGTCCGAAGAACGCTTGAGGACGGTTTGAAAAAAGGCTATTGGACTATCGAGCACCTAGATCATCCGCCCTTAGGCAGCGAAATTCTGATGAACGATCTTTCAAAAAGTCCCGACCCAAACCTCCGCATCCTCGCCAACAAGCCACATCGGAATCTGCTGCGTGACTACGCCTATGCCGAGCTGTCCGAGGACGGCTCTGCTGCTGAAGATTCTTTTGACCCAACCGATTTCTAATGACCGAATCGATCTACATCAAACTGCGCGTCACCCCTGAGGAGCGCGATCTGCTCGATGCCGAATGCGCTCGCCTCGACGTTGACCGCAGCAAGCTGCTCAGGCAGCTCGTCTTCACGCATCGAAGGGCGCGACTCTCAAGAGCCCCCGGCAGAGCGCCGATCGATCGAGCGATCGAACGGGTCAAGCGCAACTACGATGTCCCGCGCAATCAAATCGAGCCTCTCGTTTGCGCGGTCGTCGCCGCTCTCGACCCGGTAACCGTCAGCGGCTAGAAGCTCCTGGCGCTTCTGTATACAGTCGGGTATAGTTGGGGAGTCAGGCGGAAGCGCCGACACCCCTAACCCCCTCAAATAACTCATGGGATCACTCGCTCCCCTGTCCCGCGCTGAACTCGCAGAAATGCAAGCTCGGCACGCTGAGACAGATCAAAACCTCTTCCGACTCCTAGAAGAGACTGAGCGGCTTCAAACCGCTATCGACGAAATGCTCTCAGAAGAGCGGCCAAACTAACGCCCCCTGCGGCCACCCTGAAGAGGGTGGCTCTACTTTCACCCCTCCCCTAACCGATGTCCGATTTTCATCACTACTCTCTCGGCCTCTACGAGTCACGGCAAGCCGCGAACGAACAGGAGACCCTGGAAAAGGCCGGCCAGATAGCAGACGCCGCTCTCGACGCTATCTGCGACAAGATGGACCTACGCGGTAAAGACTGGGAGCTGATGCACAAGCTCATCTCCGGTCACGTCAACGATGTCCTCTATGCGGAGGTTGTCTGATGAAAACTATTAAAGACCTGCGCTCCTACGTCAGAGGTCAAGCCACACGCGACTGGCGTGATTACGGTTCGAACTACTACTGGCATCAAGACGCCCTCACTATTCGGCGGCAACGCGAGCGCGTTATGCGAGCGTTCCCTGCTCGAATCCGAAGCGATGAGCCGCTGATCCCCGGCAACTACGGTCGCCTGACCATCGAAGATGACGGCACACCCTGTTACTGCCCTGGGCAGTACGCCCCCACCGAGATATGGTGCTGGGTGTACGAATACCTCACCAGAACAAACTGATCCGCCGGGGAGCCTGATGGCTGGTATGGCGTGCCAGCCTGAAAGCCATACAACACCGTTGGTGAGCGGAAAAGCAGGGCGTGTGCTGTTCTTCTAGGGGGGGACGAACATGCGACTTATCCCCCGGCAAACCCTTTTCTCTTGAAAGCTTCAGACAAAAAAATGAGCCCCAGACAAAACGCCCGCGGCCCACTCCCTGCCAAGGATGAGCCCCAAACTTACGAAACCCTTTGCACTTTGACAAGTGGAAGACGAACGCCTGCGTCTCGCGCAGCAGCAAAATGAACTCCGCGCCTTTCTCGACTATGAGCAACGCCTCAGTCTCGCCTATGCCAGAAGTCAAGATCCGCACCCTCGACGATGGGGCCGTGCGAGTTCAGGTCGGGGAGTACGTCGGCACAGTGACTTCAGTGCATCTTGTTGAACTCAAAATCAAGCAGCTAATGTCTTACTGGACGCTTAAAAACAATCTCAGTGACATCAATCAAGGACCTAAAGGCTGACCACAAAAATGCACGCCGTCGCACCGATCGTTCCGCTGAACTAATCAAAGAGTCCTTGCAGCGTTACGGCGCGGCTCGTTCGATCGTTATCGACGAGGACAACCGCATCCTGGCCGGCAACGGAACTATCGAAGGCGCGAAGGAAGCCGGCATCGATAGGATCCGCGTCATCGAAACCGACGGCGATGAAGTGATCGCTGTTCGCCGCACCGGTCTTTCCGAAGAGCAGAAGGTCGGTCTCGCCCTCGCCGACAACCGTACCGCCGATCTTTCGGAGTGGGATCAGGAGATGCTCAGGCGCTTAGGCGAAGAGCATGACATCTCGCCTTTCTTCAACGCCGACGACATAAGCGGCATCCTCGATCTCGACGACGACCCGACCGCCCCTGAGGATTTCGCTGAAGTGGATGACGACATCGCGACCGAACACCGGTGCCCTTCCTGCGGCTACGAATGGAGCGGCAAGTCATAGCTGGCCTTTTGCCCTTTCGCACCGTATACTGTATACAGCAATCAGGGAGCGTTCCCAATGCAAATCCGTCTAGTCCCCCCCTACAACCGTCGCGCCCCCAAGTGGTCGGTCGTCACCTTCGTCAAAGATCCGATCATGTGCGCTTGGAAAGAGGAGAAGCGCAAACGCTTCATTGACGCCGCTGAGGCTCGCGCCTTCGCTGAGTCCCTCGCTTTCGAGAACGACGCCGAACTGATCGAAGTTGCCCCGAGACGTTGAGAGACCTCCTGATCAGCCTCTTAGCTCCCCTGCCCCTCGATTTCGCCGTCGCAACGTCGGGGGGTCTTGATTCGTGCACGCTCGTCGCTGCTGCCGTCGCCGCAGGCAAGCGGCCTCGCATCGTCTCGTTCACCTTTGACGATTTTCAGTCTTCTGACTTCAGATATGCGCGAGCGGTCGCTGATCACTTCGACCTCGACTTCGAGCCTGTCCTGCTCCCTAGTGGTCAGAGAGAAATCATTCGCACGATCACCCGACTGATCAAGCAGTACAAGCTCAGCAAAAAGGCTCGGATCGAGTGCGGCTTCCCTTTCTTCTACCTAGCTCGGCAGCTCGAGGGGCAGACGCTAGTCACCGGCCTCGGAACCGACGGGCACTTCGGACTCTCAAAGAAGGCCATGATCCACTTCCGAGAACCGCAAGAAAAGTTCGACGAGTTCCGCAACGCCTACTTCGCGAACACCGACGCGGCAGGCAAGCTCTGCATCAAGCGGATCTGCTCGTCCTTTGATGTCGATCTCGTCAACCCTTATTTCGACCCGAAGGTTTTTCATGCCCTGCTCGGTCGATCGTGGGATGAGCTAAACAAGCCACGGCAAAAAGAAGTTCTGCGTGCGGCCTTCCCTGAACTTGACTCTTTGAAGTTGCCTAAGCACACAAACCTGCAACTAGGAGACTCGCAGATCGCTGAGCGCCTCGGGGCAACCGCGATGCTCTACGTCCCCGGCACTGTCTCGGCGATCGGTGCCTACAACAAAATTCGCAAGCAGAAATGAAACCGCCCTACAACGTCCCGTCAATGCGGGAGATCGAAGCAACGCCGTGGAACGGGTTCAACGTCGCCTCGACCTTTTCAGGCTGCGGCGGCTCCTGTCTTGGTTACCGAATGGCGGGCTTTCGGGTCATCTACGCAAACGAGTTCATCCCCGAGGCTCAGCGCACCTACAAGACGAATCACCCCAACAGCTATCTCGACGGATCCGACATCAGAACATTGACGCCTGAGAAACTGCTTGAGCGTGCCGGGCTTGAGCGAGGCGAGCTTGATCTGCTCGACGGATCGCCGCCCTGTTCCGCTTTTTCAACCGCAGGCAGGCGTGAGGAAGGCTGGGGCAAGGTCAAGCAGTACAGCGACGGCGCGCAGCGTGTTGATGACCTCTTTTACGAATACGCGCGGATTCTCAAGGGCGTGCAGCCGAAAGTATTTGTTGCCGAAAACGTGAGCGGCCTCGTTAAGGGGACCGCCAAGGGTTACTTCAAGCGAATCCTGCAGGCTCTCCGCGACTGCGGATACAACGTTAGGTGCCGCGTCCTTGACGCTCGCTGGCTAGGCGTCCCGCAGATGCGAGCGCGGACGATCTTCGTCGGGGTTCGGAATGATCTCGGCCTCGACCCCGCACACCCAAAGCCCTTCCCTTACGCCTACACCGTCGGCGAAGCCCTGATGCCTATCCCTACAGATACGACCTCGAAGCAGCTCAATGAAGAGTCGGAGACCTATCGGTACTGGCTCCGAGCTAAACCTGGCGAAACCCTCGGCGACGTATGCCGACGGCTGACCGGCAAGACAAGCTTTCTCACTCACTACAAGCAATCACCAGACCGCCCGGCAAACGCGATCACCCAGGGCACGCAGCAGCTTTATCACTGGGCCGAGCCTCGGACCCTCACCCTCGGAGAGCTTCGCCGAATCGGCGGCTTTCCTGATGACTTCATTCTCACCGGCAGTTTTATTCAGCAGTGGGAACGTATCGGTCGTGCAGTTCCTCCGTTGATGATGGCGCAGGTTGCTAAAACTGTTGAGCAAGAGATCTTGTCAAAAATCGGTGGAAATCCCGGAAACCTGGACGTTTGAAAGACCCGATGTAGCCCAAGGCTTTGATGAACACGTTCGGGAACAACTTCCCTGGTACGACTTAGCCACCTCTGCGATTACACACATCGCCCGTCATTACATCCCGCAGAACGGTCGGGTTTATGACATCGGATGCGCGACAGGGAACATAGGGCGCAACCTGGCTTCTACTCTTAACGAGCGGAATGCTGAGCTGATCGGAATCGACCCGTCAGAAGAGATGCGGAATATCTATGACGCCCCCGGCACCTTCATTCTTCAAAAAGCGGAGGATGCGCAATACGAAAGGTTTGACCTGGCAATTTTGTTCTTAGCTCTAATGTTCGTTGAGCCAGGCGAACGGATCGAATACATGAGACGCCTTTATGCTCAATGCAAACCAGGGGGCGCAATCATTTTGTTTGACAAGCTCGAACCGTCGCAGGGTTATTTAGGAACGATCATGTACCGCTTGACTCTCGCAGGTAAATACTCGGCAGGTGTACAAGCAGATGAAATCATCGCTAAAGAGCTTTCCCTTGCCGGAGTACAAAGGCCCATATCATTAGGGCAGTTGCCATCCTCGCCTTTTCAGTGGTTCAAGTTCGGTGACTTCGCTGGATACATCATTGAGAAACCTGTCTGATGGGTAAGTCAACCAAGGTCGAAAAAGATCAACGGGTGAACCGTGTCGCTCGTCTGCTCGCTAACGGGGCTGTCAGGTCCGAGATCTGTCAATACGCGGCGACTCAGTGGGGAACGAGTGACCGGCAGGCAGATCGCTACATAGCCGACGCTAGGGAGCTGATTAAGGCGGACTGGGAGATCGACCGGCGCACCTTTACGGCGGAGATCCTCGCGCAGCTAGCAAGCATTCAGAAGGAGGCGAGAAAGACAGGCAACCTCAACGTCGCCCTGGGCTGCGTGAATCAAGCGGCGAGAGTCGCGAGGCTGTACGAGTGAGCATCCTGGCGACTATTCCAGGCGGGTCAATCCTGTCTGCGATCGAATCCGCAACACCGTTTTCTGAAGCAGATTTAGAAAGCTATGTAGAAGGACTAGAGGACAAGCTGACCGGACCACAGCGTGATGTTTGGGACGCCCCCGAAAGATTCAAGCTGCTGTGTTCTGGCAGGCGTTTCGGGAAAACATATCTGTGCATTACCCGCCTTGTCTGCTGGGCGATGGAGAAGCCTGGGAGCCTTTGCTGGTATGTCACCGCGAATTATCGGATGGCAAAGCAGATCGCTTGGCGGCAGCTAAAAATGATGGCCCCTGAAGAATTAGTGGTCAAGAGAAACGAGTCTGATCTGTCAATCGAATTTTCAAACGGCAGCCTTATAGCCTTGCGAGGCGCAGACAACGAGGACAGCCTGCGAGGCGTAAGTCTGTCGGCTCTCGTTATCGATGAGGCCGCTTACGTGAAGCAGACGGCATGGGAGATGGTCCTTCGTCCTGCCTTGTCGGATCAGAACGGCCCAGCTTGGTTTATCACTACACCGGCAGGCTTGAACTGGTTCTATGACCTTTGGGAGCAGGCTCAAGAGCAAAAAGACTGGGACACCTTCTCGTACACAACAATCGAAGGAGGCAACGTTGCGGCGGAGGAGATCGAGGCCGCTCGCAACACCCTTGATGAGCGGACCTTTAGGCAAGAATACCTAGCGAGCTTTGAAACGCTATCGGGTCGGGTCTATCCCGGATTCAGCGACGAGAACATTAGCGATGAAGTCAAGGACACCGGCGGTGCGATCTTCTGGGGTACTGATTTCAACGTCAGCATCATGGCAGGCGTCCTCGGCAGCAGAGTCGGAGACACCCTGCACATCTGGGATGAGTTAGCGGTCAAGCAGTCAAACACCGATGAGGTTTGCGCTCTCTTGAAACAGCGATTCCCTGACCGGCAAATCGTTGCCTACCCAGACCCGACCGGATCAGCTCGCAAGACCTCCTCTGCTGGTCGGACGGACCATGACATCATTCGTCGTTTCGGATTCGGCTGCATCAGTCCTAAAGCTCCCTGGTCAGTGAAGGACAAGATCAACGCAACAAATTGGATGATCCGAACCGCTAAAGGCAGCGTCAAACTTTTCGTGCATCCTCGCTGTAAACACACAATCAAAGCATTGAAGAACGTGACGTTTAAGCAGGGCGCAGAAGACTATGTGATCGACAAAACCGCGAACATCGAACACTGGACTGACGGCCTCGGCTATTTAATCCTGGCTGAGTTCAACCCCCTGTACGAACGCGCTGGACGAGGCACAGGGATCAGGCTTTACTAAACTGCTGGCATCGGGCGGGTTCAGATCGTGTATTCAGGTTTTTCGGGTAGGCAGATTGTCGGCAATGTCACAAGCGTTGAAAGCCCGAACACGGCATACCTCAACATGGAGCCGCATTGGCTTCTGATTGAAGCTCTGCTGCTTGGCACGTATGGGATCAGAAAAGGGCACCGAAAATATCTGCCACAGGAACCCCGAGAGCTAGACGAGGCATATGACAACAGGCTTTTGCGTTCTACGCTTGCGCCTTATTACGTCCGTCTAGAGCGAATGTTGGCGGGAATGTTGACCCGCAAGCCTGTGCGTTTAGAAGATGTCAGCGACGTTGTGACGGAGCAACTGTTTGACGTTGACTTGCAGGGGAACGATCTAAATGTCTGGACTTACGAAACCGCCCGCAAGTGCATCAGATATGGGCACGTTGGCGTCCTAGTTGATGCGCCTAAGGCGGGTGAAAACGGCAGGCCGTATTACGTGACGTTCACTCCTCGCCAAATACTTGGCTGGCGGACTGAAATTGCTGACGGCAAGCAGAAGCTGACGATGGTGAGGCTGATGGAAAAAATCACCGTCCCTGATGGCTTATATGGCGAGAAGCAGGTTGAGCAGGTGCGGGTGCTCACCCCTGGCGCGTTTGAGATCCACCAAAAGGATGAAAAAGGCGAGTTCCGCCTTGTCGATGAGGGCAGGACCAGCCTGAGCGAGATTCCGTTTGCGGTGGCATATTCAAATCGCGTCGGGGTTCTTGAGTCGCGACCACCACTCGCAGACATCGCAGAGCTAAACCTGAAGGCGTATCAGGTGCAGTCTGATTTGGACAATCAGTTGCACATCTCTGCTGTCCCGATGCTCGCCATCTACGGATTCCCGCAGTCGGCAGAAGAGATCAGCGCAGGCCCAGGAGAAGCTCTAGCCCTCCCCGCTGAAGCAAGAAGCGAATACATCGAACCCTCAGGCAACAGCTACAACGCTCAGTTCCAACGCCTCGATCAGATCGCACAGCAGATCAACGAACTAGGCCTCGCTGCAGTGCTCGGGCAGAAGCTCAGCGCAGAAACAGCAGAAGCCAAGCGGATCGATCGCAGTCAAGGCGACAGCACAATGATGGTGATCGCCCAACAAATGCAAGATCTGATCGACAACTGTTTGACGTTTCACGCGCAGTACATGCAGCAGTCGCAGGTCGGCAGCAGCTTCATCAATCGCGACTTCTTAGCAACACGCTTAGAGCCCCAAGAGATTCAGGCACTGCTGCAGCTCTACACCGCTGGCACAATTACTCAGGAGACGCTGCTTAATCAGCTGTCAGCCGGTGAGGTGTTAGGCGATGAGTTCGACGTTGAAGAAGAGGTCGAGGCTACGCAGACCGGGGGGTTAATTGAAACGGAGAAGCCAGAACCCGAGGTAAAGGCTGAGGCCACAATGCCGGATGAAGACCCGGAGGCAACTGATGAGCTGGATTGACCACCTGAGGAGATCCGAAAAGCAAGAGCCTGATAAGCAGTATCTGTACTACGTCAGGCAGCAGCTCAAGCAGGAGGCTTATGCGGTAGTCCGTGTTACTTGGTACGACGAGGACGGCATTTATAGCGTTACCGAAACCCGCGTAAATAAAAGGGACGCGGAGGTGATTAAAGAATTCAGCGACATCGTCGGCAACGCTTTGACTATCGGGGCGGATGTCTCTGTGATCTGCGTAGATAAATCCGAGCGGTTAGATCTGCATGATTTATGAGCACACCTTCGGAGCTGTATCGGAATGCAATCGACCTCAATCGATTTAGCAACAGCGTTGCCAAGCGGATTGCTGTTACATACAACGATCTTATTTTGGATATTGTTAATCAGCTTCGTGGGCTTGATGAGTTTGATTCGTCTGCGAAGGCTGCACGGCTTCAGGCGATTCTCGCGCAACTGAAAGAGTCGCTTGATGGCTGGGCTGGTACCAGCACGCTTCTGATTGTCGAGGATTTGCAGGGGTTAGCTGAACTGCAAAGCGAATTCGTTGAGAACGAGCTGAGACGTGCGTTGCCTCTTGAGTTGCGAGATCAAATTCGTAGCGTTCAAATCAGCCCGCAGTTTGCTAAGTCAGTAGCCACGGTGGATCCGACAGCGATCAATGTAGTGACGCTAAGTGATGACCTGCAGGCGGCTGTCGCTGGTTCGCCGCAGACGTTTCGCCTGACTGCTGCTCAAGGCACCACGATCACGCTGCCTAACGGCAAGGTGCTCGAAAAATCGTTTAGAGGGTTAGCTGAATCCCAGGCTGATCTTTTCGCTAAGACCGTGCGAAACGGGCTGCTGACTGGAGAATCAACTGATCAGATCGCGCGGCAATTGAAAGGCCGACTGCGCTTTGGGCAACCTGGCAGCTTGCGTCAAATCGCACAGGCCGGAGGGCAGGTAACTGCTTTAGCAAATCACCAAGTCAACGCGATAGTGCGTACAAGCATCAGTCAAGTGGCTAATGAAACAAGTCAACAGGTCTACAAGGCAAATCAAGATGTGACTAAAAAATATCGCTACGTAGCAACGCTCGATAGCCGGACGAGTGCCATCTGCCGTGCGCTTGATGGGCAAGAATTCACCTATGGCAAAGGGCCTAAGCCCCCGCAGCACTTCAATTGCAGATCAACCACTGTGCCGATCATTGATTACGAGGGGCTTGGTTTTGACCCTCCACCGCCAAGCAAGTTACGACGACCAAACTCTGCGTTCAAAGGTCCACGGGCTGTGCGTGGCGGGAGTGTGCCTGACAACGAAACTTATGGGCAGTGGCTGAATGAACAGTCGAACGCTGTCAAACAAGATGTGCTCGGCAAAAGAAGAGTGCCTTATTTCAACCGTTTGGTAGATAAGTTCGGCCCAACAGATGCCATCCGTAAGTTTGTTGCTGCGGACGGATCAGAGCTAACCTTAGAGCAGCTCAAACTTCGCTATCCCAATGAGTAAGCTGCCGAGCAAGTATCAGTTCACCGTTCAAGAATCGAACGAGGCACCGTCTTGCCCACCTAGAAAGCCCACGCCGAAGGCGAAGCCTGCTAAAAAGGAAGGGGCTAAAGGAGACGACTGATGCCGATGGGTTCAGGAACATACGGCTCTAAAGCGGGCCGTCCTCCTAAAAAGAA